GTGCGCATTTTCAGCGGCAACCACGCCGACCGGCCATTCAAGGTCCACCAGGCGGCGAATGACTGGCTCAGCGTTGACTTTCAGGACGAATGGGGCGGTCACGAGATCATCGGCGTTCGCCAGATCGAGTGCACCGAGCAGGAATGGGAAGACCTGGTCTCGACGGCCGGTCCCCACAGCGGCATGCTGTCGACCGCATGGCGGTGGGAGGCCGGCAGGTTGGTGCTTTCTCGTGACGCCTCGTAAGACCGCGGCGCCACGCAAGTCGACGGCGAAGCTGCGCGCCGTGCCCGATACCGGGGAGGCGCCCGGGCAGCCGGCGGAGAATTCCGAGACCAAGCGGCCCAAGACGATCTTGGAGTCTGCCGAGAACGGCTCGCGTATCGACGAGCTCAAGGCCATGCGCCGTCGGCTCGCCAAGGCCATGGATGACCCGAACACTCCCGCCCGGGATCTAGCTGCGCTGTCGCGGCGCCAGCTCGAAATCGGCAGGGAGATCGAGGCTATCGAGGTCGCCGAGGACGAAGATAAGTCGGTGATCGCGAACACTGATGACGAAACCTGGGACGGCACCGGCTACTGACAATCGGCCGCTATCCGAGGTCGCTCGGCACGTCATCGCGCCGAGTGGGATCGCCTCGACGAGTTGGCCGAAGGTACGCGACACCTGCAGGCGGCTCGGCTGGGGATTTGACGGCTGGCAGGATGGCGCCGGCCGACTGATTCTGGCGCGGCAGGCGGACGGCACCTACGCCTCGGACACCATCGTCCTGTCGATTCCGCGACAGGTGGGCAAGACCTACCTAATCGCGTGCATCATCTTCGCCCTGTGCCTGATCAACCCTGGGCTCAAGGTGATCTGGACGGCGCACCGCAAGTCCACTTCGGCCGAGACGTTCCGGCAGTTCGACGGCATGTCTCAGCGGCCCAAGGTTGCCCCGCATGTCCGGCAGGTGTTGCGCGGCAAGGGCGATGAGTCGATCTGGTTCCACAACGGGTCATCGATCGAGTTCGGTGCCCGTGAATCCGGGTTCGGACGTGGTCGCACTGACGTCGATGTGATCGTTTTCGACGAGGGCCAGATCTTGCCCGAGTCGACGCTCGAGGACATGGGCGCCACGCAGAACGTGGCGAAGGATCCCCTGACGTTCGTCATGGGCACGCCGCCGCGCCCGAAGGATGACGGGGAGTTCTTCTCCCTGCTCCGTCAGGAAGCGCTGGACGGTGAGTCCGAGGGCACGCTCTACATCGAGATGAGCGCGGACCGCGGGTGCGATCCGATGGACCGTGTGCAGTGGCGCAAGGCCAATGGCTCATTCCCGCACCGCACCAGCGAGCGCGCGATGCTGCGCTTGCGCAAGAAGCTCAAGTCAGATGACTCCTGGAACCGTGAGGCGCTGGGCATCTGGGACGAGATCAACCGCCATAAGCCCATCGTCACGTCAAGTCAGTGGCGAGAGTTGGTTGACGTCGGACCCGCCGGGAGCTTGGCGCCCAACGGCATCGGCGTCGACATGTCGCACGGCGGTGACATCTCGGTCAACGGCTGTTGGATGGAAGGCGAATCCGCTCACGTCGAGGAAGTGTGGGCAGGCCGCGATGTCGCCGCGGCGATCGACTGGGTAGCCACCGCAGCGGGTAGGCGCATCGAGATCGTGATCGATGACCTGTCGCCAGCCGCGCAGATGATTCCCGAGCTCAAGGCCCGGGGGTGCAAGGTGCGGCGGGGGACCGCGAGGGATATGGGCAAGGGCTGCATGTTGTTCGAGACCCGCGCGAACTCCAACACGCTCACGCACGGCGGGCAAAAGACGCTCACGGACGCAGTCAAGAACGGGCGAAAGCGATCGATCGGCGAGGCCGGGGGCTGGGGCTGGGACCGCAAGGACTCCACCTCGGTAATCCACCAGGCAGTCGCTGCCAGCCTCGCGCTATTCGCCGCCTCCGAGAAGCACAACCCCAAGCGGGGGAAACGACAGCCTAGGAAGGCGGTGACCGGATGACGTTGGCAACACCAGACTCTCCCGTCGTCGCCATCGCACTGCCGACCCTGAAACTGGGTGAGTCTGAGCGCGACGCCGCGCGGGCACTGCGCGCCCAGCTGAACCGGGTGAACGTCAAGAACCGTCAGAAGTCCGCTCTGTATGAGGCCAAGCACGCCGCGGAGGATCTGGGAATCGCCGCCCCGGAGGGCCTCTCCGACTTCGTGCGCGCCGTAGCGGGATGGCCTGGCACCACCGTGGACGTCCTGGAGGAACGCCTCGACTTCCTCGGCTGGACCGGCGCCGACCAGCTGGCACTGCAGGACGTGATGATCGACAACGACCTCGTGGTCGAGTCGGGCCGCGGGCATTTGGACACCCTGATCTGCGGTGCTGGATTCATCGCGGCGGGCAAGGGCGATGAGTCCGCGGGTGAGCCCGAGATACTGGTGACCGTCGAGTCGTCCGAATCATGCACCGTCGAATGGGATTACCGGCTACGCCGTGCCAAGTCTGGCCTCTCGCAGACCCGCGATGAGAACGGCGTGCCGATCATGGAGACGCTGTATCTACCGAACGAGACCATCAACTTCGAGCGTGTGCGCGGTGAGCTTGTCGTCACCCGGCGAGACCCTCACAAGCTGAACCGCGTGCCGCTGGCGCAGCTGGTGAACCGGGAGCGCGCCTCTGACATCCGTGGCCGCTCCGAGATCACCCGTGCGGTTGTCTATTACACCGACGCCGCGATCCGAACCCTGCTCGGTATGGAGATCAACCGCGAGTTCTACACGTCTCCGAAGTGGACGGCACTCAACACCGACCCCGCGGTGTTCGGGATGAGCGAGAAGAATACCCAGCAGGAGAACCGTCGCGCCGGATGGTCGTCCACCGCAGGGCGCATGAATGCGATTCCGCCGCAGGTGGACGACGACGGCAACGTCGTCGAGCCGAAGCTGCACGAGTTCCGGCCCGCGCCTCCCACGCCGTACATCGACCAGATTCGTTGCTACTCGCAGCTTCTCGCTGCCGAGGCGGGCATCCCCGCGCCGTACCTGGGGTTCGTCACCGACAACCCGTCGAGCGCCGACTCGATTCGCCAGCAGGAATACCGGCTCGTGAAGCGCGCCGAGCGCCGGCAGACCTCATTTAGCCTGGCGTGGCGTGAGATCGCCTACCTGGCACTACTGCTACGCGACGGATCTGTGGATCCCGTTGTCTTCCGCGAGGTGAGCCCGAAGTGGCGCGACGCCGCGACACCCACGCGCGCGGCATCCGCCGACGAGGCATCCAAGCTCATCGCCGCCAAGGTGCTGCCGCCGGATTCGACGGTCACCTGGGACCGCATCGGGCTCTCCCAGCAGGAGCAGCGGCAACTGGAGCGCGACAGGCGTACAGCCTCGGTGACCGACCTAACGGCCATCCTCCGCGCCCGCAAACAGCCCCAACAGCCTCCGCAGGGCGAGTAAGTGACGCCGACCGAGGTCCAAGAGATCCTTGCCGAGCTCGGCAAGGCGTTCGACTCGGACCTGTTGGCGGCATGGAACGCAGCCGCCGACCTTCCCTCGGATCAGTTCCGGGCCTTCGTCATAGACGCCTTCCTCGAGTTGGTGTTGCCCTACTCGTCGGCGGCGGCCGAGATTGGGGCGCAGTGGTACGACTCGCTCCCGTCAACATCCAACTATCAAGCCACCGTGGGTGAGTTGCCCCCGGAGGCTCGCCTGGCCGAATCGGCTGTATGGGCGCTGAATGTGGGGGCAGGAGAGAAGGCAATCTCCTTACTATCCGGCGCGGGCCAGCGAGGGCTGATGGACGGCTTGCGAGAAACGGTCTTCGAGAACGTAATCGCAGAACCCGGAGCGCGATGGGCACGCCACGCCTCGGCGAACGCTTGCGGCTTCTGCAGGATGCTCGCCACCCGCGGCGCGGTGTACAGGTCCGAGGAATCAGCGCGGCGCGTCGTCGGGCGCAGCGTCGATCTGGAGGTCACCGACCGGCGCGCGATTGCGCGCGGGCAGATGACCCGCGATGAAGCGTTGGAGCGCCGATCGGTGTATCGATCGCAGCGACAGGCGTCCAAGCGCGGCAAGAGCGTCGGAGATCAACGCGGCGGCCAGCAGCGCGGGACTCAAGCTCTCGGCGACAGATTCCATGACCACTGCCATTGCGTACCCGTGATGGTTCGGCCGGGTCAGTCGTACGAACCTGCCCCGTACACCGAACAGTGGGAGCAGGACTACATACGTGCGGTGCGCGAAGCCCGCAGTGATGGAAAGACATTGGGCAAGTACGGCGCGATCGACGTCAATGAGATCGTGCGCCGTATGGACCTGATGCACGCCTAGACCCCCGGAAGGCGCGAGGCCAACCGGATTACCTCTGCGATGGAGGAACCCCCATGTCCATGTCAACCCTGCCTGTTCATCCGGCGACCGGATTTCAGGCTCTCGGCTTCGGCAAGCGCGGCCCTATCTGGCCAGTAGTCGGTGCGTCGGAAGACCCGCCGAATCCCGAAGACCCCACGCCTGAACCCGATCCCGATCCCGACGAGCCGTTGGGCGACGCCGGTAAGAAGGCACTGAAATCGGAGCGCGACGCCCGTGCCGCATCTGATGCCAAGGTGGAGGATCTGCAGAAGCAGCTCGATACTGCCAACCAGAAACTCGCCGCGGCCAAGAGTGACGGTCAGCCTGAATGGCAGCAGAAGCTCGACGAGCTGCAGGGCAAGCTGGACGCCGAGATCGAGGCGCGCACAACGGCCGAGAAGGACAAGGCCGCTGCCCAGCGCGTGTCGTACGGCATCGACAAGGGCCTGCCGAAGGCTCTGGCGACCAAGCTCGTCGGCACGACCGACGAAGAGCTGGATGCCGAAATCGAGGAGCTGCTACCGCTTCTCGGCACTCCCGGGCCCCAGCCGAATCCGCAGCAAGGCAACCCCTCCAAGGGGAACGGCGGATCGATCGCATCCGGGCGTGCGCAGTACGAGGAATCCAAGAAGAAATAAACCCCGCAGGCGGGCCGCCTGCACAACCACTCTGAAAGGAGTGACACCATGACCCAGCTCGCCCCGCGCACTGAGTCTGTCGGTGCAGGCGACCAGTCCTGGCTCGGTTCGCGACACGGCACCGAAACCCCCAAGTCAGCAACCCTGGACCCGTCCGCATGGACCTCCAAGACCACTGCCGGCGTCATCAAGTCCGGTGAGCCGTTCGCGGTCGCCGGTGGACTCGCAGTGCCTTACGACGCAGCCGGTTCTGCCGCCGCGAAGGTGCTGGCCGGGTTCGTGTTTACCGACCAGTCGGTACGCGCCGATGGCGGGAACCTGACGTTCCCGGGCATCTGGCACGGCCGGATCATCCTGTCCAAGTTGCCGTCTCCGGTCGCCGCTGATGCGACGACCAGCGGCCTGTTCGTTCTGGAGGCGTAATCATGCTGTGGACTGACGCCATCACCCCCGCGGAGCTCACCGGCTTCGCCCGCGCTGCCGTCGAGGACGTGGAGCGCACAAAGGGCACGCTGGCCCGCTGGCTGCCGAACACCTCGGTTCCCGACGTCGTCGTGAAGACCATTGTCGGCGAGGACGGTAACGGCGCTCTGGCGCAGTACCGTTCGTTCGACGCCGAGACCCCCATCGGTTCCGGTGGCAAGGCTGAGGAGAAGCTCTTCGGACTGCTGCCCCTGGGTCTCAAGGAGCGAGTCTCGGAGTACGACCAGATCCGCATGCGGGGTAACACCTCGCTCGCGATCGTTCTGGGCGGTATCCAGAAGGCGGCCAAGCGTGTCGCCAACGCAGTCGTCGACCGCCTCGAAGTCGCTCGCGGGCAGGTGCTCGAAACCGGCTCGCTGGCCATCAACGAGAACAACGTCGTGCAGACGGTGAACTTCGGCCGCCCGGCCGGGAACTCCGTCACTGCGGCAACTCTATGGTCGGCCACCGGCGCCAAGCCCGTCGAGGATCTGATCACCTGGACCGAGGCATACGCCGACGCCAACCAGGGCAGCGCACCGGGTGCGCTGGTCACCTCCAAGCGCGTCTTGGCCGCACTGCAGCGCGCCGAGGGTATCCGGGCGCTGGTCGCTACGACCGCCGGTACCCCCAGCATCGTGTCGGTGGAGGCGGTCAACGCCGTGCTGTCCTCGTACGGCCTGCCGCCGATCGTGCTGTTCGACCGCAAGGTCCGCGGCACGCGTCTCCTGTCGGACAACAAGATCCACCTGTTGCCCGCGCCGGTCGACCCCGAAGGCAGCAACGAGCTCGGCGCAACCTTCTACGGGCAGACCCTGGAGGCATCCGAGCCCGAGTACGGCATCGGCGACGCTGACCAGCCCGGCCTGGTCGTCGGCGCCTGGAAGACCAAGGACCCGATCGGCGTGTGGGTGCATTCCAACGCCATCGCGATGCCGATCATGGTCAACCCGGTCGCCTCGATGGTCGCCACGGTCCTCTGATGAAGATCCGTGACGACCTGGAAGGCGTCGTCTACGTCCACACCGAGGGGGGTGTCGTCGTCCTTTCGGCCGGCGACACCGTCCCGGACGGTGCGAGCGTGGGCGATCACCTGACCTCCGAGGACAAGGAGACCGACGGTGCTGGCAGCCGACGCGGACGTAGAGGCCCGGCTCGGTCGGGATCTGACGACTGACGAGCAGGACCGCGTAGACGATCTTCTCGAAGAAGCGTCAGACCTCGTGATCGGTTTTCTGCGCTGCACCCCAGACCCGGTTCCCGGTGCGGTGGTACGGGTGACAGCTCGTATGGTCGCCCGCGTGTTCGGACTGAAGTACGGCCCCGGTGAAAGTCCCGACCCCACAGTGGAATCGGTCAACGCCGTGATGGGGCCGTTTCAGGTGAACAGGAAGATCGACACGGACCGGACCGATGGGGAGCCTTGGCTCTCCAAGAAGGACCGATTGAAGTTGCGCCCCTACCGGTGCAGCGGTCTAGCCGGAAACGTTCCGACGTCGAAATGGTGAGCTTGGCGCGGTATTTCCCGCTTCCGTTCACGTGCTCGCACGAGCGTTACACCGCTGGTGACGAGAACGCACATGGCAACGCGACACCGGGATGGGCACAACCCGTCTCGGTGCCGTGTGTCTGGTGGACCCCCACGTCGAGCGAGCCCGCCGGACCACCCACCGGTGGCGAGCGGGTCATCGCTGATCTGGTGCTGGTGGTCGATGTGGCTGTCCCGGTTGATCATCGGGACAAGTTCACCGTCGAGGGCCGCAAATTCGAGGTGATCGGTATCCCCGAGGACTACAACCATGGGCCATGGGGGTTCTCGCCGGACCGCCTTGTCATCGCGCTGAAATGGGTGGGTTGATATATGGCCGCGAAGTTCTCCGTCAGCCTGGCCACGATTCGCAAGCTGATGACATCGCCGAACGTCAAGGCCGAAGTCTATGAGCGCGCTCTGCGGTTGGCGGCCAAGGCCAATGAGGTGCCGTCGACCACGTCACCCGAATTCGATGGCCTGTATTACGAGGCAGTCGAGGCGTCCGACGAGAAGCGTGCGCGTTCCCGGGTGAAGACCACCGGCCCGCGCGCGGTCAACCACGAGGCTCGGACGCAGGCACTACTGAGGGCGGCCTCCAGTGGCGGTTGATCTCGTCGAGTTCGACGACCTGACCGCACTCGCGAGAGCGATGGCCCTGCAAGAGCTGGCCGCCCATGGCATCTCGGGCGTGAAGATCAGCTCGCACCAGATCAGCGGCAATCCCTTGCCGAAGCGCTACATCCGCCTGTTCGCACTGCCCGGAACGGAACGGTGCCTGCGCGTGATGACCGCCACCGTGGTCGGTCAGGTGTACGACGAGACTGACGAGATCCGTTGTGCCGAAACGGCGGGCAAGCTTGGGGCGATTCTGCGCGCTGCGCCCAACATCATTCTCGCCAACGATAATCCGATCACCGAGCCGTGTGAGCTGCATGGCCCCTATCCATCGCAAGACCCTGATCTCCCGACCTATTCGCGGTATCAGGTCAATGTCTCCTGGACGGTTCAGTCCAGCGTGACTCAGTAATCACAGTCCAAGGTAACCCCCTCCCGCGCCGCGGCTGGGGGCATTTGTCGTGCCCACTCGGGCGCACTCCCAAGGAGGAAAAACAGTGGCGCACACCAATGTTCGCAACACCGGCGTCTGGGTGCCGAAGGCAACCGGCGGCATCTACCGGTATCCGCTGGGCACCATCTTGCCTACCGACCCGTGGACCCCCCGGCCCGTCATCCCCAACTGGGATCCCCGGCTGGGTGGCGTCTCCGACGAAGGCGTGACCAGCACCACCAAGCGCGACACCGAGAAGAAGAAGGACTGGAATGGCGACAAGGTTCGCTCGGTTCAGAACGGCAAGGACGACACGCTCAAGCTGACGTTCATCGAGCCGAAGAACCCGCGCGTGATGGAGGAGTACTTCGGTAAGGCCAACGTCACCGTCACTGAAGCCACCGCGCAGCACGGCACCCTCATCGCCGCGGTGTCGAACTCGGACATCCTGCCGCACTTCGCCTACATCATCGACACCTTCGATGGTGCCGACCGTAAGCGTCGTTGCCTGCCCGATGCGCAGGTGAGTGAGACCGGCGACGAGGTGTGGCAGTCGAAGGACTGGACCGTGCACCAGCTCACGTACGACCTTTTCCCCGATCTGGCAGGCAACACGTTCTACGACTACACCGAGCGCGACGACAAGCTCATCGAGTCCACGTACACCGTGACCTTGTCGGGCCCGCCGACCGCCGGCACCTTCGACTTCAAGGTCGCGGACCTGGCGGCCGAGATCGCCTACAACTCGACGCAGGCGGCATTCCAGTCGGCCGTGGCCGCGCTGGCGAACGTCAAGTCCGCCACAGTCACCGGCACCGCCGGTGGGCCCTACACGGTCAAGATCACCACCGCCGGCGTGGCGCCCGTCTCCGTCGACGGCACCGACCTGACCGGCGGCACCGTAGCTGTCGCCTAATCCTGTACCCCACCCCGCGCCGTTTACACCTTGGGCGGCGCGGGGTGGTCACACAAAAACCAAGGTGAAACAAGGTGATTGACATGACAAAGAACCAAAACCCGCCAACCCACAAGATTGCCGCCGAGGATGCCGAGACCGTCGTCGAGGAAGCAGAGACCACCGAGGTAACCGAGGCGCAGACCGATACCCCGGAAGCTCCCAAGGATGATGAGCCCGCGGGGCCGCTGCCGGGCGCGGCGGACTACGACTGGTCGGCGCACTACGGTGAAGGCGTCGAGCTGTACCGGCACACGTTCCGTGACGGAACCACGGTGGCGCTGAGGCCTTTCGGCGCGGTGTTCTCCAAGACGCTGCTGTGGAAGCTCAGGCACGCCGAGTCCACGTCCGAAGTCGAGTTTACGACCATCATGCGCGGCGGTTGCCCCGTGGTCGATGTGGTGCTGGACCGGGTAGCTGCGGCTGTACTCGATACCGATGACTACGAGTACGACCCGATCGATGACCTGTTTCAGTCGTGGATGAAGGCGGGCACCAGCACCACCCCCGACGCCGATGACGGTCTGTCACTGGGAAAATCCGCCAGCTAGCCGAGATCACATTCGAGCACATCGACGCCATCGAGCGCGATCTGCTCACCGATCATCTGGTCTTCGACGACCTCGGCTGGCGCGGACTGTGGGCATACGTCACCAAAGCACCTCCGCTGACCGCCATCCACCATGACCGCACCGAAGGCATGTCGATCGAGGCCCAGATTGGCGCGGAGCTGCTCAATGAAATCGCCGAATTGCATTGGCGATACGCCGCAGTCCATTTCAAGGGCCGCGCAGACCTCCCAATACCCGAACGCCTAACGCTGCGAGAGCTGATCCACGGCGTCGAGGAAGTCGAACCGGTCGATTGGGAACCGGCGATCGACACGCTAACATCCCCCGAATTCCGCGCGATGCTGCAAGGAGGCTGATCATTGTCTGAGATCGAAACCTTGTGGATATCCCTCGCGGTATCGGGCAAGAACCTCAAGCGCGACATGGATCGCGAGGTCACCGGGGCCGGCACGCAGGCTGGTAACAAGATCGCCAAGGAGCTCGAAGACGCCGCCGGCAAGGGCGCCAAGCGAGCTGCGCAGCAGATCGATCGGAACCTGGGCAGAAGCCTAGGCGAGAGGACCGGCGCAGCGTTGGGCACCGCGCTCGGCGTGGGGTTGCGTCCGGTCGTCGGGACCGTGCAGCGGCTCGGCGGCGAGGCTGGACGCCAGTGGGTGCAGAAGTTCTCCCAGCAGCTCGCCAACGCAAAAGTCAATGCCCCCAAGGTCAATGCACCGATCAATGTCGATCTGCCAGGTGGCGGATCGAGCAGCAGTGGCGGACTGGCGACGGCCGGCATACTCGGCGCAATCGCGCGTGCTGCTGGCCCTGCCGCAATCGCCCTCGGTGTCACCGGCGTTGCATACAAGACACTTTCGGCGGGATTTGATCGGGCCAAGAGCCTTGACGCCACTCGATTCAAGCTGGAGGCGCTCGGTAACGATGCCACCGCGGTCGCGCAGATCATGCAGGCCGCCCAGGCGTCGGTGAAGGGCACTGCGTTCTCTATGGACGAGGCTGCCTCGACAGCGGCAACCGCAGTCGCTGCTGGGGTCAAGCCGGGCGAGGATCTGGCGAAGTATCTCAATACCGTCGCCGATGCTGCTGCTATCGCGGGTGCCGACCTGGGGGATATGGGCCACATCTTCAATAAGGTGCAGACGTCTGGCAAGGCCATGACCGACGACCTGAACATGCTGGGCGACAGAGGATTGCCGATCTTCGCGTGGCTGCAGAAGGAATACAAGGTCACCGGCGCCGAACTGTCCAAGATGGTCGAGGGCGGAAAGGTCGATGCCGCCACGTTCCAGCGTGTCATCTCCGAGAACGTTGGCGGTGCCGCCAAGAAGATGGGTGGCACTTTCGAGGGCTCGATGAAGAACATGGGCGCGGCCCTGGGCCGGCTCGGCGAGGCGATCATCGCTCCATTCATGGGTAGTGGCACAGATGCGCTCGGACAAATCACGGTCGCCGTCGACAAGCTGTCAGGGTTCGTCAAAGAGCACCAGCCCGAGATCATCCGATTCGCGGCGGCCGTGGGCACGGCGTTCACCTCGATGGCAGGCTCGATTGCACGCGGCCTAGGCGATGGGCTGCGATTCATCGCGAAGTTTGTCGACGGAATCAAAACGGCGTCAAGCGGTATCGGTGGATTCTTCTCGGCGCTCGGACTGACCGATATCGGCGACGCGCTACAGCGTTGGGGTAGTGACCGTAGCGTCAATGACTGGCTGCGCGACACAGCGAAGTCCGTCGACGAATTCGGCGACCGCGCTACCGCGGCATCGGATCGGATCGCCAAGTGGGGCGAAGACACCGCCGAGACCACCAAGATCGTCAATGCACTCGGTGCCGCGGTGCAGGAAGTGCCCGACACTCACGAGATTGTCCTGAAGGACAACTCGCCCGAGCAGATCGCCAAGCTGAATGCCATTGGCTACACCGTTAAGCAGATGCCCGACGGCAAGAACTTGGTGATCCGGGTCGACGACAGCGATGCGGCCGAGCGGATGCGTGCGCTGCGCCAGGAACTCGAAGACCTTGTGAGCCATCCGAAGACGGTCAAGGTCACCACCGAACTGCAACAGCAGAACTTGATCGGAGCGCAGCCTGTAACTCCTACCGCCTCGGCACCTTCGGGTCCGTTCCCGTTCGCCACCAATCTGCTCCCGAGGATGTTCGGCGCAATCGCGATGGCTACCGGTGGACTCCGTCAGATCTCCAAGCCGCAATCGGCCGATATCTACGCCGGCCGGGGCGCGGGGACGATCTTCGCCGAACAGGAAACTGGCGGAGAGGCCTACATTCCGCTGGCGCCATCCAAGCGCACCCGTAGCACCGCGATCCTGCGCGAGGTTGCCCGACGGTTCGGGATCACCAGCTTCGCCGAGGGTGGCATCACCGTCGACGAGCTCAAGGCCATGGCCAGCGGCATCGAAGGGCAGACCTATGGCTGGGGCGCCCCAGCGGGACCCAACTCGGACTGCTCAGGTGCTCAATCGTGGATCGCCAACATGATCAGCGGCGGCACAGGGCGATTCGCAACCATCTCAGAGAGCAGCGCGCTCGCGGCGCGCGGGTTCCAAATGGGAGATCCGCCCCCAGGGGTCTCGGCGTATTGGGTCGGCTGGAAAAACGGCGGCCCGGGTGGAGGGCACACCGCGGGCACCATCGTCGATCCCGAGGGCGGCAACGTCAACGTCGAGATGGGCGGCAAGCGCGGCAACGGCCAGTTCGGCGGGGGCGCGGCGGGCGCTCGCGACTTCCCTAGCCGGGCATGGATCGCGCTGGCCGGCGGTGACAACGGCAAGACCACCGGTGGCGGAGGAGGGGCTTCGACATCGCAGGTGATGTCCGCGCAGTCGTCGGTCCGCCGCACCAAGGCGGCCACGGCCGCGGCGCAGAAGGATCTCGACGACGCGAACGCGGAATTGAATTCGGCACCCGATGACAAGAAGCGCGCGGCGGCCGAGAAGAAACGCGACGGCGCGCAGCGGCGCCTCGACTCGGCGAAGGACCGCCAGGCGGTTGCCGAACAGAAGCTCTCTGAAGTGCTGGATAAGAAGGCCAAGGGCACCGACAAGGAGGCGGGTGGCGCTGGCGATGCCGCTGGCGGCGGAATGGGCCAGGGTCTCGGCCAGGGCATCATCTCCGGGCTCTTCCAAGGCCTCGGTATCGACGGCTCAGTGTTCTCCAATCCCATGGAATGGCCGAACGTCAAATCCGGTATGGCCGCATTGAACTGGGGCCTGAACTACGCACAGAAGTGGGCTGGCGCCGACAACTCGGACCTCCCTGGGGGTGGTGGCGAGCTGAACTTCGGATCCGAGGTCGCAGGCGGCGCGATGGCCGGGCTCGGCGTCAACATCCCCAGCGCGGCGACCGCCGCGACGCAGGCGCCACCACGCGGGGGAGACACCTACAACATCTCGGGCGTCAACCCGACCGACATGTTGAACAAGGTAGACGCGCGCCAGATGGCTGCGCAGCGTCGCAATTTCGGGACGGTGCAGAAATGAGCAAGTGGCTCAAGTACGACCCGATCCTGGATCGCACCGCGGAGCCCTCATTTGCGACGTGGTCCGAAAACGACATGGGCAAGTGGGCGTCTCAGCTCCAATCGAATCAGACCAAGATCGTCTACGTCTCGCCTGACGGGGAGCGGATCTACAACCTTGCCGGCGGGTTCAAGGGAGACCGGGGTGTGATCCTCGCGCCAAAGCTCAAGGGCCACACTGGCGTCGACTTCAACCAGCGGTACTCCTCGGGCCCCTGGATGCTCGGCGAGGAACCGGAGCGCACCGACTACGGCAAGCGCGTGATCCATATGGGCCTGCATTTCGGCCCGCACCTCAACGCCGTCTCCAGATTGCGGTACGTCGATACTGCCGTGGCGCTTCGGCAGATTGAGCAGCAGTGGTGGCGCGACTGGCCCGAGGACTCGGACCTACCCATGGGATTCTGGGGCGAGTTCACCCGCTACGACGGATGGCGCTGGACCCGGGTGCGCAACGGCGAGCCCAACCTCGACGAGGTCGAGATCGACCCACACGCATACGGGAACAACTACGCCTCGGCGGCGATGACGATCCACTCGCCGTTCCCGTTCTACTCCAAGCGCGCCCTGACACGCGAATGGGTCAACGACGCCGCGAACGCGACCATCAACGGACGCAACCACGGAATCCTGCACCTGCCCAACAAGGGCGACTACGAGCAGTGGCCCAAGTTCATCATCGAAGGCGCTGGCGACGTCACCATTTCCGACGGCATTACAGATCGGATCGTGCCGCTGGAGATCCTGCCGCAGGACGGCATGGTGCTGGTGGACACCGACCCATCAGCCAGAACCCTTACTTCCGAACATGATCCGATCGACAATGCGCTGTGGAAGCTGATCCGCAACAGCGAGATCCTTGATTTCATTCTCGGTGACATCACCAACGCCGACGCCGGTATCCCGATCGGGCGCCGTGTTCCGGGCGGGGTGGGGTTCATGTCCCCAATTCCCTCGGAGTCGATGGCCAATATCAAGGTCACCCACACCAATCCCGCCGGCAAGGTCACGATGGTCATGTCGCAGTGGTATCGGCGCGGGGTGGCGTGATGGCCGGCCGGATGATCACCGCGCCAACCGATCCGATCACCAAGTTCCGGCTCCTGGACGGTCGTCGCGAGATGTGGCGGCGCTCGGGGAAGCAAACACCCCTGCTGCGCGTGCTCGACAAGCAGCTCAAGTACCTGGGCACGCTGCACGGACAGGTCCGCAGCGGGGACTGGGAGCGCCTGCTCGACGAAACCGGTGTGGGCAAGATCCGGGTGCGCCGCGCCGACTGGCTAGCCGACCTCATGGCCCGTGGCACCCGCTACACCGAAGACCTCCACCTGGCGATCGACCCCAACCCGAACATCCGATCCTGGAGAACCCGCATCGGGTACCGCATTCAGGCGGTAGTCGCGGTCAAAGACGAAGACGGCACGTACTGGGTCGACCTGGAGCTGATGTCGCTACGTGAGCACGCCAAGCACATCGCGCTGATTCCCACGCCCATCTCGGCCCCCGAATTCCAGCCCATGAAGGCGTGGATCTGGATCCAGAACATTCGGTCAGGTCTGGCGTTCACCACATTCCTGAACCTGTTGCGCACGTACTGGCCATTCCTGGCACTCATCACCTCATGGGCCGATCCGGTGCACTGGCTGACCACCCGCGCCGGAAACCTCTCGCCGCTGCACTGGCCGATTCAAGTCCAGTTCGTCAACCCGATCCTGGACCAGTCGCGAATCGTGCCTATCGCAGCGAAAGCGCAAATGCTGCACGATATTCACGCCCCACTAGGGGATGACACGGGCGTCGCTCTGATCGACTACCTGTGGCTAGAGGAAGACGAGACCAGCCCGCACCCCGAGCTCGCCGCGATCGTGGGGGAGAAGCTGGCGCGCCCCACCCGCAACTGCATCGTGCTGGCCTTCGAAGACAAGTCGGGCGTAACCGGACCCACGGGAACGGCTTTCGATGGCGCGCTCAACGCAATCGGCGCCATCCTCGACGACACGATCACCGAGGTGATCCTGCCACTGGACTCCGACGGCGACGGTCTCACCGACCCGTTCTTCCGGCGGCTGCTCGGCGTCGCACCGGAGAAGCCCTCGCTGGTGTGGAGAGACTGCAAGCACTCAGGCATCATCACCAGCGCGCACAGGATGCAGCGCGGGACCGCCCGCACCATCTGGACCGGCGGCCACAGCCCGACAATTTTGAACCAGGCCATCACGTTTGGCATTCGATACGGGCTCGCGCAGCTCGAGCAAGTCATTCCATATCCGGGTAGTGCGTACCAGCAGCCGGGCAGCTCGGGCCTGGACAACATCTACCAGGGCCAGCTCGACGACGTGTTCTTCTCGTGGCAGAAGATGAGCAATCCCAAGGTCGCGATCTGGCTCAACGACTACGCGCTGATCGATCACGTCGAATCCGGCAACGGCATCGCCTGGGTGGTGTCCAGCGCGCTGACGATCCGCCAGGGCATGAGCAAGACCATGCCCAAGGTGGCCTTCACCATGACCACCCGCGACGGGCACCCCTGGGTGTACGGATTCGACTACCTCATCGGAGACCGCGGACTGTGGGAAGTCGATGCCATCTACTACGTCGACAACATCCGCGGCATGAAGTGGTCGGTCAGCGAAAACTCGCCCATGGCACAAGATCTGACCATCGGCAAGGCCCGCGACCACGACCCCTTTGAGGCGGGCATGAAGGCCCTTGCTGACGGCTGGAACGCCATCGGATCCCTGATCGGCGGCGCGGCAATAGCCGGATAGCCCGTATCACTCTCAACCGCCTCGCCAACTGGCGCCGCGGTCTGTTCGTCATCTCAAGGAGGCCACGTGGAGCCTGGCAAGGAACGCGACCCGAAGGCGCAGGAACTCCTGGACGCCGCGGCGCGTATCACCGACGCTCTGGCGTTCGCGCGCGGACCCCGCGGGGAAGTGATGTACCTGACCGACGACCAGCGCGTGTGCTTCGCATTCCACCTCGCTCGCGCTGGGTGCGATGTGCATCCCGACAAGGCGATCATCAAACGCCGCGCCATCCCGGACCGAGTCGGACAACTGCCGGGAGTAATCGACTGGGTTCCCGTCAATTGGGCCGATGACCCCAGTGCGCCCGAGCCGATCTCAGCTGTAGGGCCCGTGCCCATCCCGCCCGAGCTCCCTGATTTCGACGCCATGAACGCCTGGCACACCAAGCCACGTATCGAAGGAGACTGGTCGTGACGACTCCACTGCCCGGTGCGCCCGTGCACCTCATGGACTGGCTGAACACCATGCATGTGTTCGGCATCGTCTCCGACGGCGAAGTGCCCGGCCTGCGCACCGCCACCTTCGAGGGCGTCGCGAACGACATCGTGGCCACAGTCCCTGTACTCAAAGGCGACACTGGTGAGCCCGGCGCGGCGGCGCCTGCTGTCGATATGCAGATCGACCCCACCATCACCCAGCCGACTCAGCTGCCCACCAACCTGGGCCTGGATGACAAGGGCAAGACCTGGTGGATCGGGGATCTGCTCTACTACTGGACCGGCATCGAGTACGTCACGCACCCAGCCGGATACCCCGGGCGCCCTGGCCCAACACCGCAGATCTCCATCTCCATGGAGCTGCTCGCACCGAGCGAGACCTCCAGCGCGACAATCACTGGCACAGCCCAGAACCCCCACATACATTTCAAGATCGCCGCGCCCCGAGGAATCCCCGGACCGGCCGCCGCGATCCGTCAGGCAACGGACTACAACAACACCCTGCCGCCGACCGATGGCCAAGTGCCCACCTGGGACGAGGAGCAAGGGAAGTGGAAGCCAACTAGCTTCACCGGCAAGCGCAGCGGGGCATTCTCCATCCCAGAGGCCGCGTTCACCAACGTCACCAACATCATCAACGGCCGGATACCAATCCTCTCGTATCAGCTGCCGGTGTGGGAATTCCCGGTGAAGTTGGCGGCGACAGGCAAATTCAAAGCGTTCGGCATTGACCTGAACATCTTGGACCCCTTCAAAATTGGCGCCGAAGTGCGTCTAGGCGATCCCATGAACGGACAGATCATCGGCCGCGGCAAGGGCACCGTCGCGCAAGAAACCACCGTCACCCCCCACTACTCAACACCCGGTGAGCCCACCGTGGCAATGACGATGGACAACGAGATAGCGCTGATCAATGCCGGCCAACAGGCCACCCTGACCGCCAATCTCGTCAACGACGGCCTACTCGGTATGTACGCGTTCAACCGCCAGGACGCACAGCTGTTCGTGCAGTGGTGGGAAGTCTAATGGCATACACCCGTGAGTTGAAAACGGTTGTGCCCGTGCTGGTAGCCGAGCACACCGAAGCTGACGACGAGCAGCTCGTGTGGTTGGTGCGCGAGAGCTTCGAGCGCGAGGCCGCCGCAGAGCACCTAGTGCTGACGCAGTGGCATGACCGCGGAGTCTTGGACCCCTCGGAGGTGTCCCCGCAGACAGAGCGCGAGGTACTGAAGCGGCCTGCCACCGACTTCCACTGGCGGCTGTTCGAGGGGATCGCCGAGAGAGTGGCCAATGCCAGCTTCGTTTGATCTGGGGCCGCCACCGGCGATTTCACACAACCCGGCTCAGCGCCTCGACCCGACGCTGCCACGACTGCCGAAATTCAGTCCATTGCAGGTGTTTCAGCAGTGGATCAAGGGCATCAAGGACGCGACCGGCCTGGACCTTGCAAGCCCGGTGGCCTTCATAGCCAGCCTGGGAGGCCTTCTGCAGGGCGCCATAGGCAAGCTGTTCAATGGCGTGCTGCCAGCTGCCTGGATTGCCGACGTGGCGGCCGACCTGACTTCCGGTGCAGGCGGTTTCACCGACCCGTCGGTGGTAGAGGACAACCCGTACTGGCATTACGACCCGGGCCAGAACGGTCATCTGTCGGGGAAGTCGATATACCTCACTGCCGACGGCCACGCCTACGCGATTAGCGTCAAGGACCCGTTCGACGTCGCCCCCAGGCAGACAATCGACGCTGCGGTGTCTGCGATGTGGCAAGGACTGTCTGCGGTAGCCGGATCAAACCCGATCCGCCTGTGCATCACACCATTCGACGCTAACGGCAACAAGCTGCCCGACATCGTGGTCAAGCAATTGCAGCCGGTCGCAGCCGACTCCGCATGGGTGCGGGCCAGCCTGACCGGATCCTGGACGGTGCCGACCAACGGGTCGGTGAAGTCCGCGACCGTGACCTTGGTGGTTACCGAAGGCGCCACCGCGGGCACTGTGCACTTCTCCAACGTCACCTCGGCGATGTCGAACCTGGGCCCGGTACTCGGGAAGTTCCGCTCATTCTTCGACACGATCGGCGGCCAAGCCAACTCCGACATCGCGCAATTCGAGCAGCGATTCGCCGCAATTACCGCCGACGGAAAGATCACAGCATCGGAGATACTCGGCCTGCTCGGGCTGGGGAACATTCCGACATTGCCACAGACGAAGGTCACTGACCTACCCGATATCAACAGTTGGCTCGATCAACTGCGGCACATACTTTCTGGCGGCGCCATCACTGCCACCGACCCAATCACCCAGGCCATCAAGGACTGGTTTGCCGGGAACAGCAACAAGACTCAAAGTCTTAACAGCTCAGGGCAGCTCGCCGGGTCAGCAATCACAGGCGCCATCTCCGAAGCGCAGACCGGCCTCAACGCGGTGCGCGATGCGATTGCAAATGGACTCGGCGCCGTCGGTTCCGGGTTCACAAACCTGCAGGCACAGAACCAAGCAATCCAAGTCGCGCAGATCGCCGCCCAGGCCGCTGCCGCCGCAGCCGCGGCTAACGCCCAGCTAGCCAAGTCGCAAGGGCAGCAGAACGCGGCCGGCGGTGGCCTGAACTACACCACCGTGTTCGGTGGCGCCGACGGTGCGGCCCTGCCCGTCGAGTTCACCGGCGCTGATCTGAAAGTGCGGGGCAACAACGGGTACGCCGGGATTGCAGCCTCCAGGCCAGACGGCACTTACGTGGTCACCTGCAACAAGCAGTACAGCACCGACGATCAGAGCCTGGCCGTGGTGCTCGGCGATCAGGGTGGATCGCCCAACGTTCCTGAATACCATCTGTTCCACTCGGATTCGGGATACACGGCGGGCGCTTGCCTCAAGATCGACAACGGCAGTGCGACCATCGGCAGCTACACCCGGTCGGGCGCCAGCATCACGTTCACGCCATTCTCGGGCGGGTCTTGGTCGGGAACGCTCGGGCAGGGCTCCCTGGTCGAGGTGCACAACGTCGGCACCACATGGACGCTGAGCATCAACGGCAACCCGGTCCTGCCAGTCACCTCATCGGCAGTAACGTTCGGCGCAACCACCCGATACGGCGGCGGATTCGTCATGCAGCGCGCCACCGTGAACAACGGATGGTTCCAAGGGACCACCACCTACGACAGCTTCCGGGTTGCGGCTATCACGTTGTCGGACTACGTCGAACCCATCTATTTGGGTTCCGGTGCCGTGATGGCCCGCACCAACACCGCGGCGGTGACGGTCGCGACGGGCACGACTGTATTGCCGAGCAGTTTCTATAACGTCGTGCAGGCGGCGACACCGGATATCGCATGCAGCCTGGCAAACGGAACCATGACGGTGTCGTTGAGCGGATGGTATCTGGCGAAACTGTCGACCAAATCGAGCATCAATACAAGCTCGACCAACAGCTCCGGAACGGCAAGCCCGGCGATATTCATCAACAGCACCACCGTGGTGTCGAAACTCGGTATACCGCAGCAGTATTCGAGGTCCAATTCGAGTGACGGAAGCATCGATTTACAGGTGCCCGTGTTGGCGCTGTCCGACTCGTTCGTCATCTACCTCAACGCAGGTGATGTCGTGCGCTGCGGTCAGGTTCTCGGATCTAACGCGACAACTCGGCAGATCACTGGGGACTCTGCGGGCACAGCGACTTACCTATCCCTTTCGCTGCTCAACCGAAGCCAAATATAAAGGGGAGAAATGAATTTCGAACAGGACAAAGGCGGGTTCATCAAGGCGAAGGGACCCGACGGCTCCGAAGTATGGTTCAAGCCGCTGACCCTTGGCATGCGCAACGTCGCAGACGGTGTCGAAATGAAGTTCGCCGGACCGTACACCGTCACCGTTCAGGGCAGCGCCGAGGAATACCTCGAATTCCTCGAACCCTCTGCCGAGGAATAGATGCCCTGGTCTCCCAACCCGACCATCCCGCCACGGAGCTCGGGCGGCAAGTGGTCGCCGAATCCCGTTGCACCGCCGCGTACTAGTGGCGGCAAGTGGCACTGGGTGCCCCGCCTGGGCGCCACTGACACCGGCATCGGGGGGGACTCGGCAAGCCTGCTGGCCCACCTCACGGCAACTGACAACAGCATCGGTGAGGACCGCGCCTTGCTGGCCGCGCACCTGACCGGTCGCGACGACGGCCTCGGCGGCGACCAGGCCGCACTACTAGTGCACCTCACCGGTGCAGACACCGGGATCGGCGAGGGCTCGGGCACCGTGCTCCTGAAGTACTTCCTGGCGGGTGGTGACGACGGAATTGGCTACGACAGCGCTGCCCTGCTCGCACACCTGACCGGCCGCGACGACAGCAGCGGGACAGACCTTGCTGCCCTGCTAGTTCACCTGACCGGCCACGACGACGGAATCGGCTACGACAGCGCCGCGGTAGCCCGCTCGCCGGTTGCGCCGGTGCGCACCGACATCACCGCGACCGGCGCCTACAACTACCCGATCCCTGAGTGGTCCCTGATCATCGACTACGCAATATGGGCCGGTGCCGCATCCGGGCAGACCGGCAACGGCGCCGTCAGCACCGCAGGCAAGGGCGGTAAATCCGGCCAGCTCATCAGCGGCACCCTGATCCGCGGTGTCGACATTCCTTGGAGCCTGTCCAGCATCACCGGCACCGTAGGGGCCGGCGGGGCGCAGCCCGCCAACAGCGACGGCGCCGGACCCACGGCGGGCGCCAACACAACCGCCGTCATCAACGGCACCACGCAGACCGCAGCCGGCGGCACCGGCCAAGCGTCGAGCCAGAACGGCGAAACCGCTGCCAGCGCAACGATCGCCGGCACCAACTACACGGGCGGCGCCGGAGGTACCGGAAACGGCGGCACTGGAACCGCACCCGGTGGCGGTGGAGCAGGCGGCAACGGCGGCATCTTCGGCTCCCGCACACGCGGTGGACCGGGCGGCAACGGCCAAGCCTCATTCAGGGCACGTCAATCCTAGTGAAAGGCAGAAACCATGGCGGCAACAGCGGAGGAGAACCGCGCGGGATGCGACTTCATCACCGGCCGGGGTAACAAGATCACCGCGCACGAATCGGATCCCGGGACAACCGGCGCAGGATTGATCGCCACCACCCCAGCGTCAGGCAACACCACATGGCCAGCGGCTACAGACGGCGCTGGTGCCGACGCGGGATATGGCGTATCGCAAGGATCCCCCGTCACGCTTCAAGGACCAGCAGGGAAAGTCGTTGGCTGGTACGGCGTTTGGAACGGCTCAAAATTCCTGCGCGGTCACGCCCTGGATCAAAGCATGACCATCGGATCGAACCCGGTGAACTTCGACATCACCCCCAAAGCCCGATTCAAGGGCGGACAGTGACACCCCGTCAACTGCTCGCCGTGAGCGGGCTGTGCCTCGTCATAGGGGGAGCGGCATTTCCCCTCGGCTGGTGGGCATCGCACTACCTCAGTGACCGAATGGACAACTACGACCCACGTATCAGCCACGGTAAGCACGGATGGTGAACCACCCATGACCACGAAAGACCAAGTAGCCCAGATCATCGTCGCAGAAGCCAAGGCGCGCGGTCATGCTCGCGAGGAATGCCTGGCCGAAATGTCGGCGCTCTACCAAGAGTCCGCGTGGGACGAAGGGATCTGGGACCCCACGCACACCACATACGGAGTTGCACAACAGGATGCGAGCTACCCCAACCGATTCGGTGGTGCCTCCGAACAGGTCAAGGCCTTCTTTGACAAGCTCGACGCCAAGCGCACCGCGCCGGGCCATGGCGATATCTGGCTCAACATCTGCTGGCTGCAGCAAGCGCCGAACTGGCCGAGCGCGCAGTACTGGTACGAGCACGGCCGCCGCGCCTACCTCACTGAAATCAAATCGCGCATCGCGACCGTCACGCCTTATCTCGACAAGTTCTGGCCCATCGCCGACGGAGGAGCTACCTTGCCCACAACACAATTCGACTACGGCATCACGAAAGTGATGCATGGGTTCAACCCGAACACCCCCGACAACGCCACTGGCAACAGCAACGGACCGCGTAGCCAGACGCTCTACGTGGTGTTGCACACTCAGCAGGCAAGGGCCAGCGCCGTGGACCTCGCGGACTTCACCAACAACAGCTGGAAGACCCAGCCCGACAACCCGGTCTCGTATAACCTTGATGTCGACGACAAGGACACCATCGAGACCGTGCCCGTCGTCGAGGGGCCATGGGCCGCAGCCGATGCCAACAGCATCGCTGTACACATCTGCTTTGCCGGCAGCTTCGCCGAATGGCTGGCCGGCAAGTGGCTGGAAACCGACGCCAGCGACGGGCTCAATGAGGACGCCATGCTCACCCGCGGCGCCAAGGCCGTCGCAGCCGCGTGCCAACAGTTCAGCATCCCGGCCGTCTACGCCGGTGACGGAGGCGTGTCCGGGTGGCCCATCCTGCCCAAGGGCGTCGTTGGACACCGCGACTTCGGAGCACGCGGCGGCGGCCACACCGACCCCGGCAACGGATTCCCGATGGATGAGTTCCTGCGCCGCGTCCGCGCATTCATGTCGCCCACCGCGCCCGAGCAGCCCCCCGTCAAGGTGTTCCCGGGCGACTACACCGACCGCGAGCTGTTGGAATACATCGCCGCGCAGACCGGCCCCGGCCTCGACGCGTGGGGCGTAGACGGTGACCTCGGGCGCAACGCCCAAGGCCAGCGGCGCACGCTGCGCGCCGGCATGGCCGCGATCATGCGAAAGGTTGGTGCCTGATGGCCTGGACACCACCGAGCAAGCCTGGCGACTCCGATCCGCTACTCCCGTTCGCACGTAAGCACCTGTCCCGGTTCAGCTATGGAGCCACGCTCAAGGGCACCACCAGCGAGGTACTTGATGCTGACTATCTGGCGGCGCAACACCAGTTCAAGGTGAACCGGCACGCCGAAGTCATCAGGGGACTGAAGCCCGGCCCCGATCTCGACCCGGCGAGTGACGCGTTCGACTGGGCCACCAAGAAACAGCTCGGGTTGCTTGATGCAAGCCCCAGCACACCGGCGCCTACTGGGCCCCGGCATCCGGCATTCGTGTTCCGCGGTACCGGCGGCATCATCGGTCAGGACTACGTCAGCCGCGTCTGCCAAGGCGCGGCCGATCTCGTCGAAGAGATCAACACCCCGTGGGCAGCCACCATGGGCGGCATCCCCGTTGGAGCCTCGGGAGGGTTCGGCGACCCGTCCATGTGGCGGGCCGTGCAGGAAGCGTTCACCGCTGCCAAAGCTGAATTCACACGGCGCAGAACGGCTAACCCGAACATGAAAGCGGTGATCGGCGGCTACTCGGCCGGCGCGGTCGTGGCGGCATTACTGCGGCAATGGGTGCTCGCCAACTACCCGGACAACTATCTGTGTTCATTTTCCCTCGGTGACCCGACCCGGCCCGAGGGTGGATCGTTCTACGGAGGCATCGACCCGGGCGGGCACGGTATCTCAAGCTGGCTGTTCGGCGACCCCACCGACTACCGACACTGCTGGCTCACCAACGTCAGCGACCCCAACCGGCCGGACATGTACGGGCGCGTGCCCAAGGGCGCCACCGGCAAGATCATGCAGGACGCGTTCGACATGGTTACCCACGTCGAATTCAGCGATCCGATAGAGACTGCCCGCCAAATCATTCCGGTCATCCCGCAGATCGCGGCGGACGCCGGTATTGGCATCCCCGATGCGCTCGGCGCGCTGGCGGCCGGTATCCCCGGGCTGATCGGTTGGGGGTTACCACTGCTGACCGGTGCTCTCGGCGGGCTCATTGGTGGCGGCAACCCCGACACCCTGACCGGCACCGCAGCGGCGGCCAAGGCGGGGCAGATCGCATTGACGTTCGCGCTGGATTCCCCGCCCACCAGGGCGCACATCACCTACGAGTTCGCCGAAGTGTGGCCCGGCCAAACGTATCTCGGTCTGGCTATTCAGCACGTCCGCGACTGGTGCACTCGCACCCCTGCCCTCGCCGCGTAGATCGGCCCCGCGCGAGGAGAGCGCGCAGGGAACTCCCTCACGGTAAGCCCAACTGTCGAATTCACCGAATCGGTTATCCACAACCCCGAGAGGACATCAACCATGCCCATGCCCAACGACAATGTGCGGTTGGCGATTCACGCCGCCGCACTGCTCACCTTCATCATCGCAGTGGCGGTGCTCGTCGCGCTCGATCAGCTTCAAAGCTCCGAGGGCCTGACTTGGATCGTCACCGGCGCCGGCCTGATCACCGCCGGACTATCCACCACCAAGCTCATCGCCGACCGGCGCACCGGCCCCACCGACGGCCAGTAAATGGGTTCGGTATCGCTGGGGCCGATGTCACCATTGCTCAACTCGCCCGATGACTTCATGTTCGCCGGTGCGTTCATGGCCATTGCCATTCAACAGGTATGGATGGTGATCACCGGTCGGCTCGTGCCCCGGCGTACCCATGAGCGAGAACTCGCGCAGAGGGATGACGAGATTGCCTGGTTGCGCAAGACGAACGGCAAGTTGGACGAGACCGTGGACAAGCTGGCCGCGCCGGCCCGCTTGGCAGTACATGCCATCGAGGGACTGCGGGAGCAGACATGACGGTCCGACGTTTCAAGCGATGGCTGGGCGACCGCTCGGGCGTCGATGCCGCCCGTCAGGCCGACGCGGATGCACAACGGAAACTGGACAGCGCGAACGAGCTGTGCGACCGCGCTGAGGCGCTCATCGCGGCGAATGGGTTCGCCGACGCCATCGAACGCTCGATGCGCAGAAAGTATGGGACCGCATGAGAATCCGCCGGTGGCTGCATCCGACCGCCATCCTTGGACTGTCCGTCGCTGCGGTGCTGACCGACCCCTACGGAGTAACGCTCGCGATCACCACGTCTGCGCTGCTCGCCTGCCTGTTCACGCTGCTGTACATGGGCTGGTCCAATTGGCGCACAACGGAAGTCGGAAAGGTGCTCGCGTGGACGTATCTGTGGCTCTCAGGGCTGCTGGCGCAGATCGCGCTATCAGAATGGACACACCTGTCGTACCCGGGCCGTGAACAGGTGCGCGCCGTCCTCTATACCGCGCTGGCCTATTCGCTGACTCGCCTCGTCATCACACTGCGCAGGATCCAGAACCGATAGCAGCCCCACAGACCCCGCCCTAGGCGGGTTGAGACGCCCCCGGCTCCCGTGCTTCCCCAGCATGGTTGAGCCGGGGGCTTTTTCGTGTTTCAGGGAGGAGCGGTTGAGGTTTAGAGGCCGAGAATGTGGTTTACCGTGGGGTCTTCCACCATCTTGGCGAACTGGATAGCACTCACCCCGTTGTCGCCCTTCAGCGATAGGTTGGCTCCCCGTTCCCGCAGCAGTTCCAGGACCGCGGTTCCCGATGCCTTCGTGCTACCGAGTGCGATCGTTATCGGCGTCTCGCCCCGTCCATTGATCGCGTCGATATCGGCTCCAGAATCCAAGAGCAGCTTGACCACTTCCGGACTGTTCGTGCGCGCGGCGAAATGCAACGGGGTCCAGTTCTCGCCTTCTCTCGCGTTGACATCGGCACCACTGGCGATGAGACGTTCGCAATTGGCCAGTCGGTAGTCGGTTGTGCGTTTGCGGGCTTCTTCACGCTCGGCCGGGTCGGTCAGTTTCCAGTCGTTCTCGGACCCTTCGGGCCCGTCTAGTACTGCGTAATGCAATGGCGTACGTCCGTATTCGTCACGGTCATGGACGCCTGCTCGCCCCATCCTCGGCAT